TGCTAAAGTAACTACACCTGTTGTATCTGCAATAGAGCCTGCTGAAGTACCATCCTTAGCTTTTATATTAGTAACTTCAATGTTAGTTGTGTCTACAGTTGTAGCGTTTGCTGTTGTAAATGTACCGGCTACGGCTGTTGTACCGCCAATAACAGTATTATCAATAGTCCCTGCGTTTATGTCTGCCGTATCTGCTACAAGACTATCAATGTTTGCAGTACCGTCGATATAAAGATTTCGCCATTCTTTTGAAGCACTTCCAAGATCGTAAGTGTCATCAGTGTCTGGAGTAATGTGCGATGCAACATCTGCTGTCAACGTAATGCTATCTGTGTCGGCATCACCAAACGTAAGATTACCAGAAATAGTTGCATTACCAGTAACTGTAAGATTTCCACCAACACTTAAATCATTTGTGGTCGTAACATTACCAGTTAGTGTTGAGGTGCCTGTTACAGCTAACGTAGAGCTTAATGTAGCCGCTCCAGTAACACCAAGGGTACTAGATAAGGTTGTTGCTCCGGTCACTCCTAAAGTGCTAGAAAGCGTTGTAGCACCTGTTACACCAAGAGTCGTTCCTATTGTTGCGGCCTCATCAATTGTAAGTGTATCAATGGTGGCTGTGCCATCAATGTAAAGATCTTTAAATTCTAAAGATGATGTACCTAAATCAATATCACTATCTGTTACAGGAACAATAGCGCCATCTTGAATACGAATTTGTTCTACTGCGGCACTAGAGACTTCTACAAAAAAGCCCCAACGATTGTTAGTACTATCAACTTCAATTTTATTTAAAAAATCTAGATCACCAATCTTTGGAATGTTGCCGCCTTGCCCTGCGGTGCCATCATGTCTATGGCCTGTTGTTGTTGCACTGGTACTAGAATACGCAAAAGCATTTACTAGCTGATTATATTCATCGTTAAATAGTGCGGCAGTAATCGTATCGCCATCAGCAAATGTACTTTGTCGTGTATAAGTTTGAGCCATTATTATCTCCTACCTGATGGCATATAGTCTATATAAAAACCATTAACTGCATACGGAAAATTTTTATCTTCTGTTCTAAGCCGTAGACTAACTGTAGTTCCACTACCCTGCACAATTGTCCTTACCATTGGATCGTTTGTGCCCCCAAAAGTTGCAGTACCAAACACAGCTTCTCCAAAGATTGCTGGTAGTGGTATGTCAGTAATATTTATGTCGGGAGGCTGTAAAAGATCACTAGATTTATAATCATACCTAATTTGTAGTGTAGGACTAATCTCTCCTTCAGGAGAAAAAGAAGTTCTTACATATTTTAAAGTTTTTCTAGTTCCGATATCTCCAAAATCTAAATCGGGTGTTTCGTAAATTGCGGTAATATTTTGTTCAGAACCTTCACTATAAAATGAAGTTCCTGTATTATGATTATAAATATAGCCATCTTTATCGCCGTGATAAATTTTTTCAAGGCCGTTGTAATCAATTGTAGAGCTAAGACCAAAAGCCTGAATACCTTGTGTTTGAGCCCATTCAAATCCTTGCCCTGTAAATGTTCCAATAATACCTAATGCGTTAGCGACTGTTGCCGCCGCACCTGAATAAAAAAGACGATACTGAGACTTTTCTCGTATTACACAGCTATCAATAACATAGTCTGTAATGCCTGCGTTTAAGTCTCTAATAATACTTTGTATCTGTCTAGAGATAGAGCTTAATTCTGTATCACCAATTCTTGCTGTTGCCGCGACAGTACGGATACCATCAGGGGCTAAGAAAACTAGATCACCTCCAAATTCTTGGATACTATATGCGCTAAGACAGCCTACGTTTTCCGTAATAGGGTCTATGCGAATATTTTGTGTATCGTTTATGTTGATGAGTTTATGGATACTGTTTTTTGCAAAAACAATAAGATTTTCTCTAAATCCTTTTATGCCTTGTATTTGATCTGAAATAACTACAGAGCCTGCTCCTGTACCCGTAAAATCAGTAGGGCTATTGTAGGCGCTGTAATAAACAGCGTTTAAGTTATCAGCAACGCCTGAAGCTATTAAGTGGTGGTCATGAACCGTAATATATTTTACGCCGTTTGTACCATCAACTGTAATTTGAGCCCCAAAGAAAGTACGAGTGCTTAATGCCCCTGTACCTTCCATACGAAACACATAAGGCTTGTTAGCACCGTCTGCAATGATAACTTGACCATAATCAAAGTTAGCACCTTCAAAAATAACAAATTGACATTGGCCCTGAGATGTGCGGGTTAGTGTAGTGCGGCCTGTAAAAGTTGTATAATTATCTCCACCGCCAGCTACAGAACTACGATTTATCTGTAGCCAAGTAACCCCATCATTACTAAAAAAAATATCTGTGCCTGAACAAATAATAACGCCATCAGCATATGCAAAAGTTCCTAAAACTCTGTTTGTAGAATTAGGTCTTGCCGCTGATGCACCGCCAAAGGGTGTAAAACCATTAATTCGTCGATAGCCGCCATCTGGATCTACTTCAAAGTTAGAAAGTCGTACAGCAAAGCCGGGATTACCCAGCAACTCCAAAGAGTTTAGGTTAGTGTTTAATCCTCCTTTTGCCGCAAAACCATAAGCCTGAGACATTAAACAAGCCTCATGCGGTCATCTTTAATGTACTTAGGTGCTGGAAACATTAAAGCGTTCTTCATAAGTCGTAAGCCTCTGCGATATTCTTCTAAGGCTAGTGCGGCTGGCTGAATATTTTCTTTAAATTGATGCACGTAGTATCTAGATCGTGCAAGCAATACAGTTTTGTAAACGTCTGGAAAAACAATTGTATCACCGTATGCTGAAAGCTGAGATGGCTGATTAAACGCAAAAAAATGAATACGATATACTTTGTCAGGTATCGGACTCAATCCAAAGTTACGTCCATCGCTACTACGAAATACTCTGCGAGGTTCACCACCATTAGCATCTCCAGCATCGTCTTGATTTTCTTTAGCACGATGATAGTCTTTCCATTCTTCTAAGGTTATAAATTTTAGGTTTTGACTTACGTATGGGGCTGTTTCGCCTGACACACCTACTGTAGTCATGTAAAAGTCATCCCAATCTACATAGCCATAGTCATCTACCAAAGATGAACTAGCGGCTTTAAGTTCGTACCAACGCTGATTAGCAACAGTCTCTACAGTTACATTACCGTATAGCGGATCTGTAGAACCACTTTCGCCTACAGCAAGAAAAGGCCACTGAGGTTCTTCAAGAACAATATCAAGGTATGCGCGATTGACACAATCTTTGGCGTGTGCTTGAATACCTACAGCAGATGCAAAATTACTAGAAGTTAATACAACCTCATTCATTTCTCGCAGTAGTTCGTTAGTAAGATCTAGGTATGTAGTCGCCATTATTTTTTATGAACCTTTTGTATTTCAAAGTTAGCTGATTTACTAGCTCCTTTATGAGACTTGAAACCATCTTTAGGATCTTTCATTAGTTTGTAGCTGGCTCCACTCTTCATCCAGTGATAGCCTTTAGGCGCAGGGACTTTCATTTTTGACGCATAGACTCGTTATAATCCATTCCCATACAAGCCTTTTCCATATCACGGACAGTGTTGTAGACTTTACCGCCTTCAGCTTTTTCCATGCGATAACCGCCTCCCATGTATGAAGAACGGGCTTTATCGCCATAGCTGTATGCTTCTTTCTTTTCTTTCCTTATCATACTGCTTTCTCCTTCTTACCAAAAATACGGTCATAGTTATCTTCGTATTTTTTGCGGTCTTCGTTTTTTAAATATTGTCCACTTATTTTTATTTTCTTTGTGGGACTCATCCTAATAGGATTTTTTTCACTTCCAATCTGTGGCATATCTATCTCCAAAAAAAGAAAGGGGGAGTATTTCATCCCCCTATTGTTTTTAGTCGATACCGTAGAAAGCCGAAACGAGGGCTTCTGGACGGAGTACTTTAGCACCATATACATGGAGGCCACGTACAATATCACCAAAACTTGATGGATCACGAATCACTTCTGTATTCACGATGGTCTGTGCAGTACAGGTAGATGACATATGACCAGCAATACACTTACCAGCCGCGTTAGTAGTCGCCGCAATGTTGTTGGTCTTGTACATATCAAAACCACGCAACTTACCAGAGCTTACCAAACCATTACGGATGGAGCCTTGGCCTGCATTGAAAT